ATTGGTTTTTTGAAATAAAAGGTTTTTATTTTCATACCAGATACTATCTTTAATGAAATTTTATCATCGAAATCCTCTAAACATTTATTCCAAAATATTGATGCCATACAGTTTCCCGGAATTGTAACACCCTTTGTACCATTTACAAAATGACCATAATATTCTTCTAGATTGTTGACTCTTTTCGGTAGCCCTAACCTATCGAGGTCCAATTGTTCAGCTTTTAAAATTTTCTCTCTGTTTTCCAAAATAGATAATCCAACTGAAGACCAACTCTCGCCTTTCAAAAATCTTTCAAAATGGCTAGTTAACATTTTTCTTATCGGTTTTGGAGTATTAGTTTTCTTTATTTGTAATCCCTTGACTACCATCTTGTCAACTTTATTACCATCTTTTTCTACTATATGCATCATATAGTTCTTCTTACCGTTAGTAAAAATACAACGATCTGATATGGTTTCTTGTGACACCGCAAAAATGTTTAAGTACTCTGAAGATAGTAAGAAATGATCAACTGAAAATTCATTAAATGATTCGTTAATATATTTTGCTATATCCTTCGCTTTTTTTGTACAATCTTCATAGTTATCGGTCAATGTTTTAAAATAATTCGAGTCAGTGTCGCCAGCTATGATATAGTTATTTGGGTATTCATACTTACCAACCAAATATTTTGAAATCGACTTGCACATATGAAATAATATCTGTCTTCCGGTTTTAGTAGTTGATTCCGCCATTCTTATATCGAAGAATCTAAAGAACCTGTTTCCGCATGCGCCATAAGTAGAGTTCAATTTCAGCTTAAAAACTTTTTGCATCAAATCATATAGACGGTGATCGTCTAGGTATTTTTTAGATTGTGTGGGATCAGTCTTAACTGTTTCCAGATATTTCCTTTCATTTTCTTCTGACCTATGTTTGAATTGTTTCCTTTTTGTAAACCATTCTTTCAATAATGATGGTATAATTCCTTTCTTTTCTAACGAAAAGACGGTTCCATATCCACTAATTGAACAATTCATTTCTTTTAGTAGGTTATTCCATTCCTTTCCAGTCAATGATTCCACTGAACCATCTTCAAATATGAATGATAGCTTTTTATCGGTTTTTGATATCACATTTTCATATGCAATAACGTTTTCTGCAAATTGTCCTATCAAAGTATCAAAACTAATATTTACAGACATCATAGATGATGGGTATAGGGAATTTACGTCAATTGACCCAACCCATTCATGTAATCCTACCAATGGAGGTAAAACGAATGCACCGCCGAATTTCTCCCCGGAGAATTCACCATCTATTTCTTTGTCATTAACAACAATGTTGAGAGTATGATGGCAATAATTTATTATTGCCATTTCTGTCAATCTGATTGTACCTAATACATCATTAAGTAAACCAGTATCCATATGATACATTAGAATGGCCAACTTTATATAACCAAACTTATCTTCTAATCCTTTGAGGATTTCGCAGTCTCTAATATTGTATCGTAAGAAGAAATTGAAATCATTTTTATATAGATCTGCTAAACTCCCTTCGTATTGGAGTTTGGGTAAGTCTGGTAGTTTTTCTTCTGCAACAGCCTCTAACGCGAACGAGTCGCGCTCTCCGGGTTCAAATTTGATCATGACTAACATCAAGTCAATTAAACATCTACCAGATGTTACCAAAACTGGTTTCACTTTATTTAAACGATCTTGTTGTTCTTTGAAGTATGGCTTTCTGGCCTTGTCAAAAGATAGTCTGTTAGCAATCTCTTCACCGCATACCATCTTCAATCTTTGGTAAATGTATACGTCATCGAAACCTTCGCTATTCCAACCGGATAAGATGTCTATGTCATCTATCTCGTCGATAAATGCTAATAATAGTTGTTTTTCATTGTTAAATAGTCGTACTTCACCTAGATCAAGTACATCTTTGGATACGTCTTCTAATTTAAAGTTCTTATCTGGCGGAACGGCCAATACAAGCATCTTACCATTATGAACACAGTATAATGATATGGCATTAATTGGCGCATAAGGAGCATTGTATATGTCAGGCATACCTCTGGTCTTGTCATAGTCGATTTCTATATCGTAAAAACCGACATTCAATGTTCCAGTGAGTTTATCGTGATAATGAGATGATAAAACCTTATATTCAAGTGGAATGTCAGATTCCCATAGTTTTTTACCCTGAGCTTTTAATCTCTTGGCGGTATTATAGTAATCATCATAATTATCAAACTGTAGTTTTCTTAGTTTTGTGTCTTTATAATCACGATATTTACCATCTTTATCTTCCAAATAGAAATACAACGGGGAAGGATATTCATTAAGAATCCTTCCCCGTTCTGTACGTTCCCAAACTTTTACATGGGATCTATCATAACTTGCTTGTGCTGAAATATACATCAGTTAAAACTATTGATTGGCCCTGTGTCTACAGATGGTGTATCCTCTTCGCCAGACTCTTTGAATAGTCTACTATAGACCTCGCCGAAGATGGTATTTTCATGGTCAAGATCATCGAAATTTTGCTTGTGCCATGTAGTAGCCATTTTCTTTGCTACCTTCTTTGGTATCTTGAATCCAACTTCAATGTCTTCACAACGATCCGAAATGGATTGCCTTGCATCTTCTATCATTTGAAGTTGTCCAGAGATTTCGAATAGGATCTCTTTTAGAGCCTTAACATCTTCTTCTTTAGTTGGCATTACGAAACTTTCTGATTGTTTTTCTTTCTTTGGTCTGGCCATCTTGTCAATTCCTATGTTGTACAAACATCTTAAATGACTTTACCTGCGATAGCAAGTAGCATAGTTTATTTAAACCATGTAGTATAATCGCCGGGGAACTTACTCTTGTCATAAATGTAAGGCTTTGTTGCCGCTATATAGAATCTAACCTGATGTAGATCACCATATAAAATATCACTTGTATAGTTTATAAAATGTTCTTCGCCGGGGAATACTACTAATGTACCACGTTTTGGATTAATGGAAAAGTTATGATTTAAAAATTGTAGCTTACCGCCCATGACTTCATAGTATGGGTCAAGAGGTTTTTTGTCTCTATAATCTTTCAGGAACAATACGCAACAAAAATCTTTTGAACTTGTTCTGTGCCAACTTTTCTTACCTTTAGTTGCAACAAAGACACTATTCTCGCATCTTTGTTTATTATTCTTACACCCTTGTGGGTAAAACTCTATTTCAAATGGGTGCATACCCTTGTATTCAAAATCATAATATTGTTCCAATTCTGGAATGAGTATTTCATTTATTGACTCACCCAAACGCAGTTCGGCTAGCCTATTGAACCTAACACTCATAATTGGCTTATGATTTTCGTCTGTGTCTGGTACTTCTATCAAACAAGAATCTACTATCTCTTCACATAACAATGGTGAAACGAAATCTTCAATTAATACAAAGGGGGATTTTGATACAGACATAATTACCTCATAGTTTATATGAAGTTATTTATGATCTTATTTTTCGTTCAGTTTACCCTTAAGGAAATCATTAAACTTAACTAATCGTCTAGAAAATGGTTTAGCCTTAGTTCTTTTTGACTTTCTAGCCTTCTGAGCTTTCTTATGCCTAGCCGCCATTTTACCTTGAAGAACCCTTTTTGGATCTTTTTTTATTCCACATTTACCGGAATCCGAAACTAAACGACCTTGTTTATCACCAGACATACAACGAAACTGTCTCTTTGTATTGTTACCAACTCTCTTCATCTGTCTGGTGACTCTTGGAGATTCTTCCAATAAGTCAAATTCATAATTAAAAATATTGTCTGACATTATCGCATACTCGCGCCACTGAACTCATTTTTTGGTAAAGCCACTGCGGGTCTCGGTCTTGGTTGTTTATTATTAGGTTGCTGACCATTTTGTTGTTGATCATTTTGTTGCTGACCATTCTCTTTTCTGGCCAATTCTTGTTCTCTGGCTTGCAGTTGTTGTTCTTGTTGAGATTTTTCCGTATCAAAGGTTTTTTTAACTTGGACGCCTCGTCTTTTAGCCATCCATTCCTGCATTGCTAGTCTTCTTTGTGTTTGTTTATATTTTTTAGTGGCTTCATCATCGGTTGGAAGCGGTCTATATGCAGTGTTTATGACTCGTCTAACAGCCATTATAGACTGCATATTATCAACCACGTCAAGTTCTAATAAAATTTTATCCACAGCAGCAGACGCATTCACTGCTTCGGATGTAAAGCTATTGGATTTTTTGACTTGGAACTTAGCCAAATCTGCCAACTTTCTGGCTTCTTTTTCTTTTTCTTTCTGTTTGGCGATATCCTGTTCCATTGCCATTAATTCTGTCTGTTGGGCTATAGAAGCTGTTGCGGCTTTGGCCGAATATTCAGCCTGTAATGCTTTAGCTTTTTCAGCTTCAGCTTCGGCCTGTGCCTTTTTAGCTTCTGCATCGGATTGCAACATCTGTAATATAGCATTTAACAAACCTTCGGTTCCGCCAGAAGATGCGCCGCCACCAGAAAAATCTTCAACACTCTCGTCATCAGAGAAATCATCCTCTCCCGGTACACCCATACCATCTTCGCCGTCTAGCTCTCCGTCTAGAGAATCTAAGTCGTCGCCTTCTCCACCGCCAAGTCCAAATTCATCTTCACCATCGGGTGAGCCGAATTCATCATCTTCATATCCTAGATCATTATCTAAGTCAGTTTTACCGACCCCTGATTCTGGCTCACGCACATCTACACCAGCAGCCTTGTACACGGTGTTTTTGGGAATTGTTGGAAACTCCACATCTATGATTTCGAATTCGTCTTTAAGTTTAAACAGAACTTCTGCCATTGATGGAGTATTTCTATTCGGAATTTTGTTTATGTCAGTATTAAATTCGGCATTCTTTTGGATTTCGTGAGCTAATCTCTCTTCGAAATCTTTTGCGACATCAGACCTTACAGTGACTTTCATCAAATTACCTTGATCATCTTCAACGCCATAAGTAACAGTGTCATCATCTGTGGCACCAGTTTGTAAGTCTTTAAAACGAGATGCCACATCATTCAAATCTACAGCTTCTCCTAGACCAAAGAAACGTTTTATTTTACTTTTAATCGACTTCTTCTTTTTCAGTTTTGCCTTAGCCGCATCTAGACTTTGTTTGGACTTTGGGTCTACATACATCTTGGAACCAGCCTCTCTGCGTGCAGCCTGATCCGCTCTAGATGAATCTGACCATTCACGTCTGCTAGTATCACCACGTATATCACGACGACGCATTTCTCCACCACCGCTAGGATTAGCAGCGATTGATCCAGCACCTGTAATAGCCATTTCTTTTATAATTTCTTGCAGTATAGACATGAAAAATCCTTAATTTTATAT